TTTTATATTTCTACAAGATGCCATTTTAAGTAGGTCATATCTCGTGTCCATTTCATCAACAACAAAATTAAGGTTCTTAACGATATCACTAGTCTCAGTGTATACAAGACTATCATTAAAGTCAGTCTTATATTGGTCACCAATTTTGTTATAGATATCCAATTCAACCTTTTTAACATCCACAAGTACTAACTTCAATAATTGTGGTGATGTGTTGAATAAAAGACTAGTAAGCATAACGTTGATACCAACAGACTTACCTTGTCCCGTAGCACCACCAATCAATACGTGTGGTGACTTTGTAAGGTCGAATGTGAATGGGTTACCCGTTGATGTCTCACCTAATGAGATTGGTAATTCCATCTTACTACATTTCAAGTAGTCAGCTTTGAGTACTGTCTTAAGTCCAACAATGTTAGACTCACTATTAGGTACTTCAACTGCTACAACTCCCTTTCCTACAACTGGTGCAATAATACGCACCCCTTGTACTCCTAAGTGCAATGCAAGGTCACCTTCAAGTCCTTTAATCTTAGACAACTTTGTTCCCTTGCTTGGTGTGAACTCATATTGAGTTACATTCGAACCAACAGATACATCACCCTTTTCAACGGTAAGACCGAATGAATCAAAGATATCCTTAATCTTATTTGAAAGAGTATCAGTGTCTTCTTTGCTTGGTGAGTACGACTTAACGTAATCATTCAACAAGTTAAGAGTAGGCAATTTAAATATTAAATTAGTGAAATCCATATTGTTTGTTTTAGTTAAAATTAAACTTACGATATGGTTACGAATTTTATTCATTGGGTTTTTGTTACATTATAAAGATACGGAATTATATCCGTTATTCCTAATTTATTTGTGATTATTTTATAAATTCTAGATTTATTAGTCTTCATCGACCAATAATTGGTAGTCTTGACCATTGCAATCATCGAAATGTAAGGTGATTGACACTACATCAAATTCTACCTCACCACCAACAAACAAGGTGCGTTCAAGGTTGTTGTGTTCGCAATCCAATAGGTCATCCTTAGTCAAATCATATGGACATTCATCAAAAGTATCTTCATCTACTTCAATGTCACAAGTTATCCTAAGTGTACCATCTTCCTCAACTTCATCACTGTACGACTGTACAACGTCTAAGATGAACTCTCTACCATCAACTGATAGTGTTAATGCTCCTAAGTCTATATCGTGTCTTTGGTAATCTGTACCTTTAATAACAACCTCTAAGTTGTGAAAGTTAATTCCTTCAATTGTTTTCATAGTTACTTGGGTTTTAGTGGTTTATAGTGGTGTTCCGTCCTTTTCACATTCGTTTCCATCCTTATCTTCATACCCAATGGTATAAGAACATGGTGTTGCGATTTCATTCCCTTCCTCATCAATGGCAGTTAAATATCCATTAAAGTTTTCTACTTCTTCTACTGGTAAAACGATATCTTCGACACCTAATCTTACATAAATCTTTTTATTGTTGCTCATAGTTACTTAGTTTATTGGTTATTATATGTTATCAATTTTACTCACCTCTTCCTCTAGGTGCTTATAGATTTCGGGTGTTACTTCACCACTCTCAGCGAAGGTATCATAGATTTTACGTTCTTCTGTTGCATCAACATGTACTTCATACCATATCCCCTTATATGATATACTCCATATTTCATTCAATCTATCTAAATGAATACAATCTTCTCTTGGCTCTTTCATAGTTACTTGGTTTATTTACTAATTACTCCGAATCCTAATACGGTAATCTCAGTCGCATCGATTGAGACATCAACTTGCTCACAAAGTTGTCTCCACACGTCACCATCAACTTCATCTGAATAGATGGTAATGTAGAACCCTTTATCTTTTACACTCCAATCTTTAGATTGTAATGTTTTAATCTGTTTTGTATTTAACATAGTTACTAGATTTATTTGGTTAATAATTAAGGATTTCCTCTCTTGCTAGTTCTACGGGATATTCCCCATTCAAGATTTCAGCCATTATTTCGGCTAATTCTTCTATGGAATGGTCGCTACCATGCCAGTTAAGGATATCAATTGATTTTACTTTCTTCATAGTTACTAGGTTTGTTGGTTTATATTATACTCTATATTTCATCTTCTGTTTCATCACCTAAGAATAATTCAACGTCAATTAATTCGTTGGTTTCTTTTGTGTTGAATGACCATATAAATGTCTCCCCATTTTGTAAGTCTTGAAGGTCTTCTTCTGAAAAATGTATTTTGATTGTCTTACTCATAGTTACTTGGTTTATTTGGTTTAATCATTATCTCTATCATATATCTCAATACACATTGAGACACCATCTGCTTTATCTTGGTCTGTTAGCTTTCTGAACTCAGCCCATGGACTTCCAACCCCCTTGTTGAATCCAACCTCATCAGCTAAGTCTACGCTCATGATACATAGGCTTTCATACTCTTGAATAGCATTGTCTTTGTCCTCATCCCAATCCATGTTATCGGTCTTTTGGTTCTGCTTATCTAACTCAGTTGGAAGGTCTAGTACTTGCTCTTTCCCAGTAAGGTTTCCTTCAGCATCTGCGAACACTAATTTTACTTTATTCATAGTTACTTGGTTTATATATTATACTATATATTAATCTTCTTGACCACCAATCATGAAAGTCACTGATATGTTGGTATCATCAATCTTTAAAAAATCTACTGAACATTGACCAAAGTACTCTTGGTTTGAAATGCTTTCTGAAATTTTATTGAATGCTTTCTCGTATTCTGTTGTGGTCTTAGGTACACCATTCTCTTTGATGTACTCCTTCACGATACGGTCTGCTTCTGATTCGAACCCTAGAGTTAGGGTGTCTTCTTGGAAATAATCTTCATTCTCAGTAAGGTCATTATCTTGCTCCATAATCTCCATTAGCGTATCTAATACAGCTTGTTCATTGGAAACGTCAATAATAAAATGACTTACACTTGTTGATGCTTTACAGTTACTCATAGTTACTTGTTTTGTGTTAGGATTGGTCACCCCAACTGGTTTATTTAAATTGTTAAAACAAATATAAGGATAATAAATGACATATCCTAATATTTTTTTAAAAAAGTGGTACGTAAATCTACTTTCGCTCAACTTACGTACCTTAACTTTCCAACCAACGTGTGCTGTCCCCTTGATAATAGGGTTAGGTTTATAGATGTTGAGTCTTTATCAATTAGAACCATGCGATGGCTTACACCTCCAACCTAGTCTACTACTAGCCACAACTGTACCCTTGAGTGGTAAGTCATTATCTAGGCACTACCCTAGTTCTCGTCATGTCAATGGAACATTAGCCTCCTCGTAAGGATATTTGCTTGGCACGTATCTTAATATCTTATCGTAATTCTTTTACCTTAAGAAGGTATCTTACCTTCATTTCTCTACCACTTGAATCCGCTGATAAGCACTTATAGTCAATCATAGTGTATTGTAAATCACTAGAGTGATAATCATGATGTTCACGAACAATATCATAACCCTTGTTACAATCAACCATACTATTCTCAACACTAGCTTCTAACTTCTTCTTTGATGAGAATACTTCTACATCATAGAATTCAAATCTATCACTTGTCTTGTTGTAACTTCCAGTCTGTAAAATGTAAACCTTTTTCATATCTCTGTGTTTTGGTGTTCAACAAAGATACAACATCTTTATTGATATTCCTAATTATTTAAGGTTTATTTTTGAAGAATGTTCTACAATCGCTTCTGCCAGTGGTTTGTGGGATACAATTAATTCATCAGCATTTTCATAATGATGCCCCATTGAAACACTACCATCCTCATTCTCTACTAGATTTACCGTTTGGAATGAGTAGAATTTATCCATGTCCTTCTCTTCAACTGAATCATCAAAGTCAATCTCACAATCCAACACAGCATTATCATCCATACCCTTAATAGAATCCCAATCTGAATAGTCAACAAATGATATAATCTGTAATGGTAATCCTCTACCCGTTACTAGATACTTCTTATCAACTGTACTCAATAAGACAACTGTTACCCTTGGGTTATCCGTATCGAACGTACCGAACGGACATTCATCGTCTAGGTCATTCTCCACTAGGTTGTCACCCAATTCTCGGTTATCAATCTTAGCTTGAATTCCCTTGTAGGATGCTTTGATAATTTGGTCTTCTGTTGCGTTCTCTTCAACGATTACTCTCGTTAAAAGTGAGAACTCTACTAATCTTGCTACTTTACTCATAGTTACTTGGTTTTTAGGTTAATAATTTGTGAATTACATCTTCAATTTCATCTTCATCTAATTCATCATTAAGGTCATAAGCTAGATTGACTAGTACTACATCCACATCTTCTCTCATATCTTCATACAATTCGGTTAACGAACCATATCTTTCCATTACTACTTTTAATACTTTGTCTTGATTACTCATAGTTACTTAGTTTATTTGTTATTAAAATATTCTTCGATGATTGTTTCAATGAAGTCCCAATTGACACCAATCGTCGCATCGTGTCTACGACCCATCAACCCCATAATTTCTAGTGCTTGTTCTTCTGAGATTTCGATATCCATGTTCTCACCAGTACCGATAATATCTCCACTACACCAAAGGTTCTCAACAAAGTGTCCTTCCTCTTTAAGCAACTTACGAGCGTTTTTAACGTTCAACACACCACATTCACATAAGTCAACATCAGATGCACATTCATTGCACGTTAGAGAGCTTCTAGAGAATGCATCATATTCTTCCTCAGTTAAGATGTCTGTTAATTGGAATTCGTTAGATTCTATTTGAACACTAGCATCATACTTCGATTGTGTGAAGTAATATAGTGTCTCTTGAAAGATGAATAACTCACCACCATAAGTTCTAAAAAATTCTGTTTCATTCCCATCACTATCAAGCAATTCAGCATCGAAGTCCATAACGACTTTAAATACATCACTATTGTCCTTCACGTAAGCTTGGTGCTTTCTAATTGATTCTAATACGTTATCTGAAAATTCTAGCTTGATGGATGAGACCTCACCCATGCAATCGGTTGTGAATCCAACCTCTACGGTTAACTCTTTCATAGTTACTTTGGTTTATGCTAGGATTGGTCATCCTAACTGGTTTTTAAATTGCTACTGGTACAAATATAAGGAACTTATTTGGTTATTCCTAATTTATTTTGAATTAATTCATATTTTAAATGGAATTTCTTTGTATACTTCCCATTGTTATATTTCTTACAACACTTCCCACAAGCGTTAACACTGTATCTAGCCTTTAGGGTGGTATAATCACAATTACTACATGATGCAATCCACTTATTTGGTGGCTTAGGTGGTGTAATGACATGTCTTCCATAACATCTAATACCATCACAACCAATGCTCTTAGCAATCTTAACCCAATTCTTATCGTGGTTAGACGTACCACGTTCTTCGTAGTCTAGAGCATGTGCAATTTCATGTAGTATAGTATCCTTGACATCCACGATGTCATTCAACTCAGTAAGTTTCCTTGAAAGAGTGAGTGTCTTAGATGAATTACAACAAGAACCAAATCGACTAGTAGCCTTGTCCCATTTAAATTTCCATCTATCAGCTAAGTGCTGACTCATAAGTGAGTCAGCCAATATCTCTGCTTCTTTGATATCCAAAACCTATTTCTTTGGATTTACAATACTCTCAATCTTCTTATTGAATGTCTCAACAGCACCACTGATTTCACGCAATTGCTTATCATCAAGTGTTTTATTATTGAAACGCTCATTGAAGATTCTCATCTCAAGACGAGCAAACATCTTCTTCAACTCTTGAACCTTCTGTCCAGTTCTGTGAATCTGTTTTGATTTCCCACTGAAATTATCAACAACATCTTTAGCGATAGAAATAAGTCCCCATCTCTTTTTCTTAACAGATGTCTGAACTGCCTTTTTAGGGTTCTCACCCTCTTTAAGTACCTTTGTTGGTGGTGGAGTAGGTTTAACAACTTTAAGTGTTACCTTGTTGTATTTCTCAACCAATTCGTCACGATGTAAGATAACCTTTTCGAACAAATCTTTGATATATTTCTCAGCCTTAGGCTTAAGTCCAGTACCCGAATTAATAAGTGCATGACACATCTTATAGTCTGTACCGAATTTCTCACGGAACATCTCATCTAAGTCCTTATCATTCTCAATGATGATAAGTGCTTTAGAGACATTGAATTCAACCCCTAGTAGTACCGATTTCTTTACTCTCTTATCAACCACAATTGTTGTTTTGTTTCCATGTGTGTCGTAAACGTCTTTAGTTTTCATAATAAATTGTTTTAGTGAATATTATTGAACAGATACAAATATAAGAAACTATATTCGATATTCCTAATTAATCTAAAGAAATCTTCAAAGTATTTTTACCATCATACCCCTTACCCCCAGTATCACTGATTTCTTTGAGTTGATTTATATGCTTTTGAAGTACGCTAGTATTCTTAGTAATAGCCGTATTCATATGTGGTGACGTAATAGACATAAACGACTTCATAAGATTAACCTCTAATTTTATCCCACGTCTTCGTTCAAGTATGTCTTGTAGTTGGAGAATCAATCCATGTCCTTGGGTATTATGTGTTAGATGAGTACCTTCTACTCTATGGTAGAAATCTGCTAACTCTCTATCTATACGTGATACTTCCTTTTCCTTAGCACGATATAGTTTTGCTATTTTATCATAGTTACTAAAGAACTCTATCAATGTGTTTTGAATATCCATACATATATTTTATGATTGGTGACAAAGATACAAAACTTATTTGGTTATTCCTATTTTTTTTATTTTTTTTTCATAAAAAAAGCCTCACATAGTGAAGCTTTTTTTTATATATAATACTATATATTATTTCTTAATCCTCCCCCTTGAAGGTTTTTTTACTCGGTTTTATAGAAGAAGATATTTCGTTAGCAAAGTTTGTTAGTATTGACATAATCTTCGATACCTCATCCTTAGAGAACTCATACGTACCACCAGAATCGTTGGATGTCTGGTGCAACTTCTTTCTGAACAACGACCTCTTCGTCGCATCCTTAGACCCCCACAATTGCTTTATCACACCAGCATGGTTAATCTTATCGTTATCTAACAAAGTCCTAACCCTCTCGTATTCCGAACGTGTTGCTTTATCTTCCGATTCCTCATCCTCGTTTATTTTTCCAGTTGTTCTAAGTATGTTCTTTATGTTATCCTTGTCCATAATATTCTATTTAATAATAAATACCTAGAAAACAAGGAAAATTCAAACCGTGTACACAAATGTGTCCTCATATGTTAATTGTTAAGGATGTCTTTAGCGTTTGTTTTAAATTTATTACGTAATAACCTAAAAGCACCCTCTTTTTTTTGTCTGATACTCTCTCTACTCAACGCCATCATGTCACCAACATCAGCAAGTGTATATGGTGTTTCACCATCTAAACCGAACAACTTGACTATAATTTCCTTATCCATTGGTTTAAGTGTTGATAATACGTTGTTTATGTTGACTTCCATATCACCAGCAACTACAAACATATCAGCATTACCCATTGATGAATCTGTAAGTAGGTTACCTAGTGTTGCACCATCATCACCAATACTCATATCTAGAGAAGAAGATGATTCATTGTACAACAAATCACTCAACCTCTCAATTTCATCCATAGAATACTCTGATGAATAGTGTTCAATTATGTCGTAATTAGTTGGTGGTCTCTCAAGAATTTGTTCAAGACTAGAAAGGTGCTTCTTGAACTTATTAAGGGAATTAACCTTATTGTTTGGTAATCTAATTGTTCTACTATTGTTGGTAAGATATTCGTTGATAGTCTTTTTGATGTCCCACACAGCAAATGTTATAAACTTGAATCCCATTGTTGGGTTGAATTTGTTCGCTGCTTTGGTCATACCTATATTCCCTTCATTAACAAGGTCCTCAAGGGGAACACCCTTTATTTGATATTGCTTTGCACAAGAAACTACGAACCTAAGATTTCTCGTAACCAATTCTTTCTTTGCTAAGTCATCACCCTCCCAAGCTTTGAATGCACATATTTCCTCATCCTCTGGTGTTGCGAATGGTTTGATATTAGAGATATCTCTTAAATATTTCTTAAATGATTCTGATTCCCTAGTGGTAATGCTTGTTGAGATTGAAATTCCTTTCATAAAGTTATTTGTTTTTTGTGTTTAATTAATGTCCCTATCGATATCCCTTTTGATATCCCTATCTTTGATTGTATTACTATATTCCTTATATAGTTTATTTATAATTAAATATTTTTTAATTCTCTATCAGTATCCCGCTTTACATCCTTTTCACGAATAGTGTTTTTCTTATCGAATAATTTTTTACCCATACCAAGTCCGATATCTATCTTGATTAACCCCCTCTTTGTTATTATAATCTTAAGTGGTATTATAGTAAAACCTTTTTGGGTTACTTTTTCTTGCAACTTAAGAATTTCTTTTTTATTCAATAATAGTTTTCTTTCCCTAGTTGGGTCATGATTCTGGTGCATCCCAGATTCTTTGAATGGTGAAATGTGCATACCCCTTATGAACATTTCACCATCAATTACGATACAGTAAGCTTCTTTGATAGAAACATTACCGTGCCTAATTGACTTGACCTCACTACCTAGTAGTACAAGACCAGCAGTGTAGGTATCTTCAATGAAGTACTCAAAATACGCTTTCTTATTTCTAGTAATTTGTTCCATGTTTCGTTTATCGGTTTACAAATATACGTAATTTAAAACTAAAATGCAAGCATTTTTTGTTTTATTTTTAACAACCTATCAATTTTTTTGTTTCTACTTCACTCATTTCCCTAAACCATACGTCATAGATATAGTCTATCACAGTTTTATGGTGATTTGGGGTTAACTTATATAACTCATTCTTATCGAATGACTTACCGAACCCATTGATTACATCCCAAACCAATCGTCTACCCCCTAAAACCAATTTGTATTGGTCTAGATATACCCTAATTTTATTTGTAACTGTGTATTGATTTAATTGAAACCAATCACTTACAATATTTATGGTATTCATATTAGGGAACATCCTATCCATAAATCTAAACATCTCTTGAAGTGTGATAAAACTATCATTTAATTTATCAATAATACGAAACCCATCATGGTTTGATGTAAATCCATAACACTTTAATATATAAGACTCTATAAGTTTATTATCAGTCATCGTTGGTGATTTCAATCAATTCAATTGGTTCACCTAATTCATCTAGAATCGTAACCATCAAGTGACCATTATCGTTGTGAATAACTTCAATCACATATTCACCCAAATCTAATTTTACTTCTCCCTTCATTTATCTTTAATATCTTCATGTAATTCCTCAACCAACTCTATCAACTCTGCACAATTTTTCTTCATGGTGATGATATCATCCTTAAATTCTACACCTACCATGGATATCATTTGTTTCTTAGCTTCGATTGACTCCATCTTCGATTTTTCATCCATAGAATCAATCATGTGTAGATTGAAGAAGTCCTTAACAATGTCATCTGAATGAAGGTCTATCAATATCTCTTGAGCATCAACTTTGATACCATCTAATGAACTCTTTAATTTGATTAAATCCATTTTATCAAGCCCATCTATCTTATCACGAAGATTTAGTATGTATGAAACTATATCACCAATACCTTCAAATATAATATCTAATCTTTCTTGCATTGTAATCATCAACAAATGTTTTGATAACTCAACCTCTTCATCTTCACTAAGGTCTTCTGGTATTTCACACCACCCATCCTCATCAGCATTAGCTAACATTTCTTGGAACAACTCATCTAATCTTTCTTTTGATATGGACATATTATAACTTTTTAAATTCACACTCCTTACCACAATGTGGACAAGTGATAGTGTTTGTCTTAGGTATTATGAAATCCCCAATACTCCACCATTTGGTACAAGAACCACAGTTAAAGTGGTAAAGGGTTTCTATACTATAAGTATGTTTCATTATCCAACAAAAACAAAATTAATGTTGACCATCGATACATTCTTTGAAGATTGAAAGGTTATCTGCAACAGAATTATTATCGTTAATAATTGCGAACACAACCGTTTTAAAACTATTAGCATAATCTTCATCAAGTAATACCTCATTGAAAAATTCAGCTACTTCTTCTGCATGTTCCTTAGGCACTTCTAATGTTACTTTTTCCATTATCTTATTAGTGTAAAATCAATATTCTTTCTTTCAACATCAACACCCTTAACAACGATGTCAATCTCATCACCTAAGTGAATCTTCTCACCAGTATTGTGACCAATCACACAGTGGTTAAGTACATCAGCTGTGAATGTATCACCACCAATCTCTGATAGTCTTACAAGACCTTCACAACCATTCTCATCAATACTAACGAATACACCGTACTCTTGAACTGATGAAATTCTACCCTTGAATAGCTTACCTACACGTTCAGACATGTAGATGCATTGCATGTACTTATCCGAATCTCTAGAAGCCTTCTGTGCTTTTATCTCTCTTTCTGAAATGTGCTTACATCTAGCCTCTAACTTAGATGGTTTCATAGACGATTTACCCTCTAAAGCCCTTCCAAGCATTCTGTGGATGATAACATCTGCATATCTCCTAATTGGTGAGGTAAAGTGTGCATAGTCCTTAAACCCAAGACCATAGTGACCCATGTTCTCAGTAGTATAGTTAGCCTTCTGCATAGTTCTTACCACAAGATTTCCAATCATAATCTCAAGTGGTGTACCCTTAACATCAATTAACAATTGATTCAGTGTTGATGTAATCTCATCTGCATTCCCAGTCTTGATATGATACCCTAATGGTGCAACGAACTCCTTAAGTGATTCCAACTTAGTTGGGTCTGGCTTATCATGCGCTCTGTTAACACAAGGTCCTTTCTTCTTAAGGAAGGTCGCTACATGTCTGTTAGCTAATAGCATGTATTCCTCAATCAACTTGTTAGAATCCTTTTGTATCTTGAATAGGATATCAACTGGTTTGTTGTTCTCATCCAACTTGAACTTAATCTCTTGGTTATCGAATGAAATAGAACCACGCTTGAAACGTTGTGCTCTCATCTTCTTAGCGGTCTTATCTAATCGGGTTACAGCATCAATTAACATATTATATAGAATTGGGTCAAAGTCCATCCCGAAACCTTGAAATATTTTTTCCGTATCCCCTTCAATAATATCTTGTGCACCTTCATATGTGAACCTATGGTCGCTATGAATCACAGTTCTTCCGAACCATTCATTCATTACATGACCGTTGCTGTCAAGAGTAAACACAGCTGAGAAGCATAGTTTATCTTCGTGTGGTCTAAGACTACACAATCCATTAGAAAGTCTCTCTGGTAGCATTGGAACCACTCTATCCACAAGATAAACCGAAGTCCCTCTTGCAAGTGCTTCCTTGTCTAAAGACGTGTCTGGTCTTAGGTAGTGTGATACATCTGCAATGTGAACACCAACAACCATCTTACCATCTACCCATTCTACTGAAAGGGCATCATCGAAGTCCTTAGCTGTGTCTGGGTCAATGGTAAATGTAAGTACATTACGCATGTCCTTTCTTTTACTTATTTCCTTATCGGTAATAACCTCTGAAATTAGTTCTGATTCTGCAATAACATCTTCATCAAAAGAATAGGGTAGGTCGTATTCATGTAATATCGAATGAATCTCTACGTCATTATCACCAGCATCACCTAGTACTTCAATTATCTTTCCGTTAGGTGACTTTGCATCATCCTTCCAGTTGGTTAATTTGCCAACAGCTTTCTGACCATCTGTACCACCCATTAGTTTTGATAGTGGAATAAAGATATCAATTGACATCTTCTTAGAGTCTGGTACAAGAAATGCATATCTCTCAGATACTTGAAGTGTACCAACAAAGGTATCTTTAAATCTCTCAAGTATTTCAATTACTCGACCTTCAATACCTTTTTGACCCTTACCACTAACAACTTCAATCTTAACTAGGTCAAGATGCAATGCTTTATTGGTCTTTGTATTATGGATATATATATCCTTAGGTAGGTCTTTACTTGTAAGGTAACAACTACCACTAGCGTTCATGCTGATGGTTCCTTCCAATACGTCACCTACCTTTATCTTATTTTCTTTATTCATTAATTTTATTCTGTTATGATGAAACTATTTATTAGTTTATCGTATTTTTCTTCACTACCTTGTATCTTACCATGTATTCCAGATACAATGTTTTTATATGACTCTTTATTTATTTTTATATGTAATCTTTGTGTACGGTCTGACGGAAATATTCTATTGTTAAACCTAAAGAACATACGAGAACCATATCTATCAGCAAGAATTTCCTCCCCTACAACATGGTCTACTAAATCATCAAGATTCTCAGTAGATAAGGACTCAACTAATTGTTTCTTACCCATTCGGTTAATTCTGATTGTATGGCAATATTCATGTAAAATAACAAAGAACAAATAATCAGCGTATTGACTACCAATCACACCCATGTTAATCCTAACCTTATCACCAGTTGCCATACCAAGAACATTTCTTAATTCACAACCTATAAATTCAACCTTAGATTCCTCCATGAATTCAACTAAAGCATTGAAGTTCAATGTTGTAGAGTGTCTAGATAGTAATTCTTGTTTAAGGTTGTCTGTTATCATATTACAAAGATACTAAATTAATTTCAATAAAACAAATTTATTGTGATTTTTTAAAATTAGTTAAATAACTAAGTATGTTCTCTCGACCTAGTGGATTGGCTGAATGTGAATTATATTCTGGTAAGTCTACGTCATTATCTAAACAATACTCAACCAACCACTTCACCAACCTACAACCTTTATGTTCATACTATAATAGATTTATAAAAAACGATAGGGTTATTTAGTCCAGTCTTCATTGAAGACATGTGTGAAATTGAAATCATCTAATCGACCACTCTTGATTTGGTCATCACCCCACTTCTTGAACGTTGGTACGTGCTCATCTCTATCGTCATATAGAGCTACGTATTTAACATTAGGGAATTCCTCAAGTAGTTTACCTAGTTGTTCTATCTTGTTAGAAAGAGTATCACTACCGTAGTTGAAAAGGTATTTATCAAACTTGTAACCATTCGCTGTAAGGATAGCCTCAACTAACTTACCTAAGTTTGGTCTACGTCCAGTAAGTGATACCTTAAGTGCGTTTATGTTTGGTGCTACTTTATTGTACGCAGCTTTAACCTCTGGTATTGGTTGGAAGTCGAATACATCCATATTAAGGGATTCTGGTCTACCCCACCATCCTTTGAATGGCCAATCTTGACCAGTCTTCTCCTTATAGATTGGTCTTCCCTTATCTGGGTTAAGTGTATCCATGGTGGTACCGTCGAAGTCCATCACAATTATTGATGTTATTTGACTAGGGTCAATTGAGCGACCCTCAGTATTTTCTCTTAATACTTTTTTAATTTTATCTTTTTCCATTCTGATTAATTGCTTTGTATCCATTAAAATATTAGATTAATTATTATATATAAAACTGTTATTATTGCGGCACCAATAAGCATTGACTTAACTGAAACCTTTTTTTTCTTTTCTTCTTCGTTGTGATTACTAAGAAGTGCTCCATATATCCGTTTGCTCGCACTTCCAATGAGAAGTTTGGTTATAGGACCATGTGAATTTATACACTGTTTAAGTGCTCCATTGATGCGTTTAGCTTCAATCTGTTTTTTCTTTTTTAACTTTTCTATTGTTGCTAGGTTATCCTTGTGAAAACTATCGACAGCATCTAAAATTGGTCCCACCTTAGGGAATTCTTTGTTTAACTCTTCTCTAACTTTATTCTCAAGCTTACCCTTTCTCGTAACGATTCTCTTCATTTATATTACAAATATACGTTATTCCAATGACAAAAACAAATTTAATTGGAATTATTATTCCTCCTAACCATAAATATCATTATAAATTTATAACGCACTGATATTTGTATATACTGTCATATCACCACCTATTTCAGCTGGGTCAATACCACCCATAATTCTTCTACTATACCTACTTGAAATTGTCATTGGTGATAACTCACTATTGTCTTCGATTATAGCTATATCTTGGAGTGGAATGTAAGGTGCCCAGATATAGTCAGATGGGTCAAGAGGTCTAGTCTTACATACAAATATCTCATAGTCTAACTCAGTATATGAAAAATATTCATAAAGGTAACCACTAGCAATAAACGTATCTAAATTGAAAACATTTGTAATGTGTTCATACATCTCATTATAGTAAACTTCTGCACCATTGGAATGCACAGTAATACCACCCTTGACCTCATAAATGCTGTCAATGTATTTTATTATTATGTCATTCAATTCAACCATTTACCAACTCTAACTTATTCTTCTTTGTTAATTGCTTTATTCGATACTCTTCTTTTAGAGCTGATGACTTATCATCCATATCCCTTTTGTAGACACACTTTACAGGTCCTCTACCTCGTGTATACTTAGCACCCTTTCCTTGGTTATGCTTATCTACTCGTGATGTTAAATCGTTCGTGATTCCAGTGTAAAGGCTATCATCTGAGCATAGTAGTATATATACCACCCACTGTTTCACACTAGCTTTATTACCATTGTACCATTGTTACCCCATAGTTCTTTGGCTTCCATACCATAATCATCAGCTATTTCCTTGACAATACTTTTCATCCTAATACTATTCCCAGTAACAACCTCTATCTCTTTACTATCTCTGTTAATTTGGTCGTATATAAACTGTTCAAGTATTCTTGGAACCTCGATATGTTTAAAACCGTGTAAATCAAGTCTATTCATTTCTATTCTTTTTCTGTATCGTCGTAATCTTCTTCATTACAACCTCTTATTGTTCTAACTAGACCAACTAACCCTACGAAGGTCATGTATGTCATTATCATTATGAATAATAAATATAGTATAGTTCTCGGTTGTGAGCAAGAATTAAGAAATTCAAAGAATTCTATCATAATTAACTTAATTTTTTTTCTAACACTTTAAGACCTTCGACTTGAGTGCTGTGAAGTATTTTCTTTGCTTCTTCGAAGGTTACCCATTCAAAGTTATCAAACTCTGGGAAACCACCTCTTTCTTCTGGAACATTAGAATTACATTTAATATTGAATTTATCCCAATGTGATTGTTTCGTCTCTAAATGAGCATATAACGTAACTTCCTTTTTCTTGTGACGGTAAACATGAGTACCTAAGTCGATAAAGTGATGTAAGTCTTTGAATAACTTTACATTACATTCTTCATAAGTTTCTCTAATAGCCGCTTCAAGTGGTGTTTCACCCTCATCAATTTTACCCTTAGGTATTGACCAAAAACTTAGTTTATGATTAGTTGGGTGTCCCACTAAAATCTTTCTATCTCTTCTTACTAGGAAAACCCCAGCTGATTTTACTTTCATATTCACTACTTAAATGTTGTATAGTATATCCCATCGATGATATGGATTTGTTGTGCTTTGCCACTCTTATAAACAATGGCATTACTTTGAATCCAACTAGATGGTGAACCAATCGTATAATCTTGAGGTAACAACATGTGACCAACACATATCGAATTACCATAACGTGATGGTGTATGCGTGTGTGCTGTAATCACACCTCTTTCTCTATGACCATCAACACCACTAGTAAACTTACTCCAATTCTTTGCTCCACCACCTCTAGAACCGTTAGAACCTTTCTCACCATGATTAAACACTGCAAAGTGTTTGATGTAGTATGGTTCATCATAATCCAACGCATGATACTTAGGGAATTTCTCCGTGATTAATGTTGGTATTACACCTTTGAAATGCTTACCAGCCTTATAAGTTCTTATTATCATTGCTGATAAATCCATATACGCTAGTGAGTTCTTCATGGTTGGTAACTTACGCCAATCTCTCTTTAAGAATCGCTCTAAGAATATATCATGGTTACTTCTAACAATGACAACGTTCTCAAATTTTTCGAATCGGGCCAACTTTTCCATCATGTCATCCAATTCCTCTTCAAGGTCATTCTTACCCATGTACTCTAACTTAGCTTGATAGAATGGGTCATCTAAATTGTGTGGGTTGACTGATTGTCCATCAAACACATCTTCTAATACAACATGCTTCGGTGTTAACTCATCCATCAACTTGAATGTCGTATCCAATGCAACCTCATCAACTGTTGCAAAGTGAACATCACCAATTACAATCCCTTCAATTTCAGTATTTCTTGTAATCTCACCATTCTCAACGTGAAAGTATAAATCATCGAATGAACCATCTTTATTAACCTCAACTTGTCTCAAGTGAAATATCTTATTATCTTGTATCTCAACAACAACAAAACCAAACTGGTGATAATGTTCCCCATGTTTACCTTGCTTGCTATCAGTATAGTTACCCTTCGTTAAAGAACCAGTCGTTGCTAATATCTTTGCACTATCCCCTTGTAATGTTGGGTGAGACTCTTGGTGAATCTTAGGTGAACCATAGATGGCCGAATTAAGACCAGTAAGTGGTGATAATGACGATAAAGGCCATTTACCCGTTGGGAGGATTTTAACGTCTCCACAATAACTTAATGTCTTACATAGGTCTTGTCGATTAGCGTTTAGATATGGAATGGTTCTCTTAGCCCATGTATGACTTTTATTAAAACTCATATCCACTGAATACTTCAATGGTGTTATTAGTATCTCAGCGTTGTGCTTCTCAGCATACAACTCCATACTATCTAACATCTCATCGTTGATGCTCGTATTAGATTGAGCCGATGTGATTAGATAAACCTTCTTCTTCTTATTAACCTTCTTCTTTCTAGCATCCTCGTATTGTGGTGAGGCTACCTCTGTTGGTTTTGTAAGTCCTAATTTACTACACCAACCTCTAGCGGTCCTCGTAGATTTACCAATATAATCAGCTAATGCTTTTTCTTTGATATCCCAAGAAATATCTTTACTAGTGTAAATATCAGTAATTTCTTTTATTTGGACCTTCGTTAATTCTTTAAACTTCATAAATTTTTATTGCTATTATCTTATTTCTACAAACATACACCTTTAAAGTGACAATTTCAACCCCAACCGTTAAATAGTTGGAATTGGGTCTTGTAGATAACCTGTATCTTCAGTGAAAACGGGTGTTTCCATGTCAATCTTCATTCTATCTCCTAAACTTTTCATATCTTTATTAAATTAAGTCCTTCTTTAAATCATTCATATCTCTATTGTTTAAAATGGTTTATTGAAAAAATTAGTAGCCGTTGTACATAATTCTCCTCTATAAGAAATAAAGTATTTGTGAATAGTTTTCACATTGAATCCTAAAAACGAATAGTATATTGTAGTTACATTCTCATGCCAACTACCACCCGAATATCTATTTCTAATAAGTTCTCTTTTAGTTTTTCTTTTAACTTTTATCATATCTCTATTGTTTAAGGTTTTCTTTAATCCATTGAATATTAACAATTGCTACAATAGCAACAGAAAATATTGTAGAAATAATAGCATACTCATTAAATGTTATTTTTGGTAAGAGTACTATACTCATAAGCCAAGTAAAACAAATTCCAAACAATGTCAATTTCCAATTAAATTTTTCCATATCTATAAGTTTTCTTTAATTACCTCTTTTACAAGTCTAATAATCAATTCATGATATAACTCAGTTCTAGTCTCTTCAATCTTCTTTCCAAAGAATGACTTGCGAGTGTGCGGCACTTCAATATAAGGTAACTCCCCTTGTAATGGTATCTTGCCAATACAAATAAGCATCCCTTCAAGACCACCTAATATTCTATAGTAAGTTTTAGAGAACTTTTCTTTAGCATTTAAGTTTGCTACAATCGTAGCCATATATTTTACAATGTCTTTCTTTTCCATATCTATAAGTTTTCTTTAATCCATTCAATTTTATCATCAGAATCTTCAAACTCTCCTCTCGATTCCTCTAAAAGTTCAATGATTGTACTAAGACGATACATTTTCTCAACAATAGGATGAATTGTTACAGTGTTGTGTATTGGGTCTACTTTAGGTATAAAAATTGTTCCTTTAACACGAGTCTTTCCATCTAAAATTTCTAAATCTAAAACATGATTAACTTCATACTCAACATCAACTTCATTAAATCCAGCTTGCTCACAATAAGCTTTGATGAATGCTTGTGATGGTTTAGCAATTCTCTCACTTAATCCAAATACTTCTAATCCTTCTATTGATTTGATTAATTTAGGGTCAGTAGATGCTATGATTTTACGTCCCATTGGTTGTTCGCCACATGGTTTAGTACCAACTGACCATTGTAAGGGTTTAGTTTCTTCCGTTCCATGCCCAAAAATAGTTGCTAAATACCAATATCCATCCTTAATCTCTTCATCATTTGTGAAGTAGAGGTGTTGAGGTTGAAATACATCACTTTCAAATATACCAACATTAAAGTTAGGTTTTGATAATTTATTTGTTTTTTTGAAAGTTGCTATTATACCCCTTTCTGTAGGTAACATATGTACCTTTGCTCTTTTTCTAATCATAACATAATTTTATAACGCTTGACATAATGCAATTTCTTTACGTATCTTAGCTTTAGCCTTTGATAAACTTGACTTAGAGGTTCCAACACTGATTTCTAATATTTCTCCAATTTCTACATGTGTATATCCTTCCATTACGTAAAGATTAAATACTAACTTGTATCGTGGTGTAAGTGTACTCAATGCACCCATAAGTATTTCTGGTGTAACCTTCTTACTTTCCAAGTAGCTATCCTCTTCATTTCTAGAAAATAAACTAGTACCACCATTATACCCTAAGTCATGATATTGATTCTGAAAATTATCACCATCCGAAGAGAATACATTCTTTCTTTCGAACTTAGTCCTTCTATAATGGTCTAGAATAGTGTTGGTTAATACTTTCTTAGACCAACTGTAAATCACTGATGGGTTATGATTATCTAATGTACTAATCTTTTCAAATATTTTCAAAAAGCCATCTTGTAACAAGTCATTAGCAATATCAATAGTTGGTGCCATTCGTACTGAAACCACCATAAGTCTAGCGTAGTACATCCTGTGAAATAACTCTTGATAAGTTCTCTCATTTCTTTTACACCCTTCTATAATTTCACCGTGTTTATCCATTGGTTATTTATATTTGTTTATTTATAAAATTAGTTTTGTGATTAATTTATTAACTTTAGATTCTCAACACTTCTATGTTCTTCTGTTGCTGTTATTGCCTTAGCTATTTGCTTTGCCGTTGATATTTGAGTGATGAATTCTGTGGCTTGAGGATAGACCCCTTGCTCCACAACAATACTCCTACCGTAAATTGAAAGTGAGTCGGAACAAACAAAGTCATCCATAACCCCACTCTCCTTAGCCTCATATATTCTTTCTAATGCTGGTCCACTTAAAACACCATGGGTTGTAATTGCTCTAACAGTCTTAGCCCCAGCATTTTTAAGGCTCTCAGCTGCTTTACAAAGTGTACCACCAGTGTCACACATATCATCAATGATTATGACATGCTTCGCTCTAACCTCACCAATGATTGTCATTGTATCAATTACATTAGCCTTAGCTCTTGTCTTATCAATGTATACTATTGGTAGGTCCATCTCCCATCTACTTCTTAGTTGGTCTCTGAATCCCTTAACTCTCTTACCAGCACCAGCATCTGGAGCACATAGGACTATTTCATCACCATACTTATCACGATATAGTTCGAAGATATATCTATCAAATAGAAATTTACCTTCCATATGTATTACTGGTATGTTAAAGAATCCTTGAATTTGGTCTGCATGAAGGTCGAATGTGATTACCGAAGTAGCACCACGATTCTCAATCATTTCTGCAATTACCTTAGCACCGATAGGTCCTCTAGGTTGGTCCTTCTTATCTTGTCTCGCATATGGGAAGTAAGGAATGATTGGTATAATCTCCTTAGCACCAGCCCTCTTAGCCGCATCAATAGCAAAGTTTAATTGAATAAGTTTATCAGCTGTGTTCGGTGATGATACAAGGTAAATTCTCTTACCCCTAACTGATGTTATAAAATCAGCACAGACCTCACCATCAGAAAACTGTTCAGTGTTAATTTCACCAGTTTGCATTACACCCTTACCTAGTTCAATAATAATTTCACATAATAGGTCCTCTCGACCATCAACAGCAAATATAATACTTTTCATAAACTAATAATTAATGATTAATGATTAATAAAACAAAGATACTAAATCTTTTTCAATAAAACAAACTTCCTATAAACTATTTCTTTGGTTCGTAC